TTCGCCCCCTGGCTGGTCCCTTCCTGTCACCTCCTGGCGAGGGCCGGTCGGGGGGTACTGGGGCTCCCAGCGCACGGCCTTGTGCGGGTAGCCCGTCGGTTGGGCAGGTGGGGATGCTGCCGGCGCTCTGGTAGGTACGGCTCCCCCCAACGCTTTCTCCCACCAGTCGATGTCCGACATCTCTACTTAGCCTCGTTCCAGTTCGTTCCTACGCCGATGTTGACCTCCAGGGGTACGTCCAGGACCGGGCGTCCCCGTAGCTGGATGCCCTCCATGGCTTCCTTGATAAACGGTATGGCGTCGTCCACCTCAGCCTCGTCGCACTCGATCACGAACTCGTCGTGGATCTGGAGCACCAGGGCGGCGTGGAACTCTCGCAGGGCGGCGTGGACCCTGACGATGGCGAGCTTGGCGATGTCGGCGGCGGTGTTCTTGCTGATCAGCCCCTCAGAGGAGTAGGCGTGTCGGTAGTCATCAACCACCAATGTGTACATCGGCTCCTCATCGAACTGCTCGATCTCTTCGATGGTCAGAGTGTGAGGCGAGAGGTGTCGATGCAGGTCGTACCAGATATATCCGTTTCCATTTCTCATAGGTTGGCTGATCGACCCAGTTTCCCCTAGCGTCTGCATGAGCCTCAGGGCGTCTCCAAGTAACTCACGGTTGACACTGGTAATCTTCTTGGCCTCGTTCCATGGCCTGGTATGCCCGTCAGCGGCGGCGTAGCCGTCAAGGAAGGCTTGCCTGCGCTCTCGGTCAAGCGTAAAAACCACGGCTGGGATTCGCTTCGTTCGGGCAGTTGCTCTGATGATGCCTAGCGAGGCCCAGTGTTCCCGTCCTGCCTTGGTGCTGCCGGAAACATCGGTACATCGACCATTGGAACCACGTCCAAATCCCGTCTTGCTGTTGGTTGCTCCCTTGATGGGTAACAAGGCAAGGTACCGACAGAATCGGTCTGCATCTTCAGTTTCGTAGGGGCCGAAAGTTAGCTTCCAGGTGACAGCGCCAACCGACCCGTCCCCGATCATGCGACCGGCCCAGTACCAATCCTCGACATCACGCTTCGGGTGACCCCACTCTGTGTGGGTGTCTCTTACCAGGGGCAGCCCCTTGGCCCCCATAACATTGACCCATCGGGGCCAGACCTCGTCGTTGATCAGTAGTTTGTGCCGGTTGTCGCAATCGAAGGTGCGCCCGTCACTGAGGTGGAGGCGCACACGGGGAGCTAGTCCCCGGTAAATCTTCTTAGCCATGGCCCAAGACTCCCCAGTCCAGACAACCCCCTCAGTGAAGTCGCCCAGCGGTAACCAGCCGTCAGGAGTAAGCACCCTGGTGTCAGCCGGGAGGCAGCCCTGGATCGGGTGGTTGACGGCCTGGCGTTCGGCGTAGCGCTGCAAGCCGATGTCGGAGGATGAGATGTCTTTCAGACGTCTTTTTCGCCCGTACAGGGTCTCCACGTACCCGTGGTGCAGGCAGAATCGCTTGATCTCGCTGCCCCACTTCTTGACGCCGGGGTACGCCCTGTGCCAGGCGTCGTAGACCTTCTCGGCCTCCCGCATGGAGATCCCCGACATCTCGACCACCCGGCCAGGCCCGCCCTCGAAGGCGAAGTTGAAGTTCGAGTTCTTGGCGATGGCGCGCTGCTCGACTGTGACCTCGTCCTGTGGCACTTTGTAGATGAGGCTGGCTGTCTGGGTGTGCAGGTCAAGTCCGTGGGTGTAGGCGTAGACCAGCAGCCGGTCCTTGGTCTGGTGCGCCAGGACGCGTAGCTCGATCTGGCTGTAGTCGGCCACGACCAGCACCCGGCCGCGTGGCGCCGTGAAGAGTTGGCGTATCAAGGTGGCTTCGACGGTCTCCTTGTACCTGGCCGGGATGTTCTGGAGATTCGGTTGGCTACAGTTATGAGAAATAAATCCTTGAACAAGATACGAATGGTTTTCGGCTACCTCTATGTCCCAGACACCTGCTGTTCCCACAAAGTCAACTTTTTTGACCGTAGTCTCCAGCCACGTAACTGGGCGTGAAGTCGGGAGTGTGCCGCCGCCGTCATCACGGCTAGATTGTCCAGGTCGTTGTTGGTTTTGTCCCCGTCGATGTGGTGAACGATCAAGTTGTCCGGTAACTCCTTCATCTGTAGCAGCCTCGCTCCCACTTTCCGGTGAACCAGGATGTACTTCCCGTTCTCCTTCTGCTGGAGATAACCGTGCCCAGCGGAGACCTCGCCCTGGTAGTTGTGGTGCCGGGAACCACTCTTGCCCGTCATAGGGTTCTTGCTGCCGGTCTTCGACCGTGAGTACCGGAGAGCCTGTTCGGCTTTCAGTTTCTCGGGCGACAGGTGGGTGTTCACGATGTACTGGACGTTGTGCCAGGTCGTACCTACTTGGTCTGCCACTTCGATCAGTGTTGGTCGATCCGGCCCACAGTAGATCTCCAGCACTCGGTTCACGTTGTGGGAGTCGCCCACGTATTTCTTGGAGACCGACATAGTGGTAGACCGTGCTCCCAGGTGCGAGATCACCGATAGCTGTCCAGCCCTGTGGCGTCAGGATGCGATGGTCTGCGGTGGCTACAAGGGCTGCTCCGCTATTCAACTCAACTCGGTAGGTTCTGTCAAGGCCACGATAAATCTTCCGAATCACGGGCTTCCAGGCCCCGGTGTGAGTCTGGACGAGATCACCCTCCAGGGGCAGGTAGTCCTTGAATCGGAATGACCCTCTCGACGTGAAGAGTTCGGTGTTGCCCGATACGCAACTGAGCCTGCCCGTTCGGGCAACGGCCTGGTTGAAGCTGGCCCGGATGCGCGAGTCGTCATCGATGGTGGGGATGAACCCGACCACGTAGGTGGACAGCAGCTTGTTGACTTCCTTGTACTCCAGGACACGTCGGGGGGCCTCGTGCCGTCGGGCCAGGGTCTTGAGGGCGGCGGCGGCGGTGGAGCGCTGGCCGGTCGCCGTCTCCCAGAGGCAGGGCAGCTTCAGTTCGTCGTAGAGCCACTTGCCCAGCTGCTGGGTGCTGTTGAGATTGATCTCGTGGCCCACCATGGACCGGATGCGCTCTTCGATCTCCTCTAGCTGAGACTCCAGCTTGGGACGTAGTGTCCGGAAGCCGTTGATGTCGACGTAGGCGCCCTGTTGGCGCATGGCAAGTAGTACCTGGAGCACATTCATCTCCAGGTCGAAGAGTTCGCCCAGCTTCGCCTTCTCCTCCAGGATGTGATGGAGCTTCCACCACAGCATCCAGGCCATCTTGGCGTCGGTGATCGAGTAGCGCATGGCTCGGCGCCACCCGACGCTGTACGCCTCCTCGCCCAGCTTCTCGGAGTACTTGAAGCCGATGTAGTGCTCAGCGAGCGCCCCCAGGTTGTAGGCCCGTAGGTTCTCGTTGATCAGGAAGATCATCGTCATGACATCGCCGTAGGGTGGGGGCGGGATCTCCCCGCCGTAGTACTTGGCGACGCTGAGCAGGTCGAAGCCGACGTTCTGGTTGATCTTGCGCCGCCCGGAGAAGAACAGCGGCTTCAGGGCCTTGAAGACGTCGGTGTGGTACAACTGCTGGCGCTTGTCCGGGTGGCCCATGGGTATGACGTGGGACACTCCTGGACCGGCCAGAGAGATGCACCAGACCTCGTTGGTCCGGGTGTCGAGGGCCGGCTTGTCCTTGTCAGCAGCCTTCCGGCAGAGATCGGAGCAGTAGGCGCGTCTCCTGGAAGGGATCGGGAGGCCGCAGGCCAGGCAGGGGGTGGTCCCCTCTCCATACCTTGACAGCACCCTGCGCCCTGCCTGCAGCATGCGGACCTGTCGGCCACCACGGGTCTCAACGTCGAAGGCGAACTCAGAAAACCCCGAGTAGACGTCCACCACTTCTTTTAGCTCGTCCGGGGTGACGATGGCTTTGACGAGGCTCCCACCCTCCTCGACCAGGGTCAGCACCCAGGCTTCGAATGCCCTGTAGCCCTCTACGTGATAGGGGGGTCGGGGCCGTCCCAACCGTCGCCACTTAGCCTCCACCGCAGCAGACTTGGCGATGTCCTCGTCGGTGAACATGCGCCCCCCGTGGGTACCCTCTGTCTTCTCTGTGCGGTGTGGGCCCTCGTGGTCCGGATGATCCAGGGCGCACCGCCAGGTGCTTCTGTAGTCCCAGCGGCCGTCCCCCTCCTTCCTGGGCTCCCTACGCTTGGCAGAGCACTTCGGGGGTTTCCGTGGAGGAGAGGGGCTGGAGTAATCCAGCCCCTCCCCATCCCGGTCACGGGAGCGGTTATCGGCGGCACTCCCGGCCAGGGTTCTAGTCCGAGAAGGCATCGGCTACTTTTTGAAGCTCTTCCCTGGAGGAGACTTCCAGGGAGGTGTCGTCCCAAAGGCGGTCATCGAACTTGGCGATCTCGTCTTCGGTCAGCGGCTCAAAACCCCAGTCCTCCTTGAGGTCTCGGATCTTGATGGGGCGAATCTGTGTGCGGCGGTTGTTCTTCGGCCCCCTCATGACCACGGCGAAGTACTGACCAGAGAGCGGCCCGTCTGCAGAGTAGTCCTCCAGGGCCTCAGTGACTCCCATCCCGCACTCGAAGGTGACCAGGATGGGCGTGTCTCCCCCGCAGTCCAAGATGTTGAAGCGGACACGGGCTGCGGGCTTGGGATCGACGGCGTCGAGAGGGCAGTTCTCCTGGAGGCACACATAGCTGAGCCGGCTACCTCTGGGCATCCACTCGCACCAATGCTGCAAAAATGATGCGTATGGCCCGTCCTCCAGGAGCATTATCAGGCCCTCTTCGTCGGGCACCTTGTAGAGCTTGGTCCACTGGGAAGGGGCGTTGGCCTTGGTGCGCCGGTACCCGCTCCAGCCCTTGGCTACGGCCATGCCCCGGTCGTCGTCGGCGTCATCGCGGGCAGAGCTACGGCGCTCTGAGGGATGGGGACGGCTGGTACTGGACGATCCCTCACGCTGCAGGCGTCGGGGTGCCGCCGGGGCTTCGTCGTATTCTTCTGCCGGCTTGGGTCGAACCAGCCTTCTTGGTTGTGCCATGTTGGCTCCTTTGTGTTGATGCAGCTTGCAGGGGTGCAGATTGCAGGTAGTCGTCAGCAAGGTTGGGTGATGTCTCGGCCCACAGGGAGACTCGACTCAGTTCCTCTCGGGCCAGCTTCTCCACTTCGGTGATCAGCAGAAGCTCCAACTGGTCGACCCAACTGGCTCGGGTCTCGCGTAACTCGGCCCACTTCTCGTCGCTCCAGCCCAGGTCATGGTGATCGGCCTCAGCCCCCACTTCGACGTAAGCGTTCTCGTAGTCGCGGACCCTGATCGTGAAGCGGAGGTGCTTGGAGAGCTTCACAGCCACGACCTCCAGGCCGCTACCACTCTTCTGGTGAAGTTGGTATCCACCGGGCGGGGGGGCTTCTCGCTCAGGAGGCCCTCCTCCTTGGCGATCTGGGCGATGCCCTCGATCTGCCGGCGGGTCCACAGACGTCGACCGGCGTCGCCCCTGGAGCCCACGACCGGGCTGGTCTGGAAGGAGTTGCGAGGCAGCCAGCCCTTCCTCATCCAGGCCCGTATGGTCACGCTGTCGCGGCCCAGGGCCTTGGCGAGCGCCCCAACGCGGAACATCTCGTACTTGGCGCCCTTGACCCACACCTCCACGGGGTGGGCGTCCCAGGACTCGTCCTCGCGGGCCACCCGACGCTCCTCCACCAGTCGCTCCTGGCGCATCTCCTGGGATTCCCGACGCTTGCGCTTGGAGCCTGGGTAGTACTCGTCCTGGAGGGGGGCAAACAGGGCCTGGAGGTCGGTCATGTCGTGGCCCGCACCGGCTTGTGGTTCTCGTCCAGGAGGAAGAACCGCCAGGAGGTGACCTTCGGGAACATGCGTTGGAACTCGTCGTCGGTGAGGCGGTTGTCGTAGTAGGCGGCGGTGATCCTGGCCTGGTCGGGTACGCGGACGACCTCAGTCATCTCCTCCCACATGCCCTTGTCGGTGAGGACCTCTTCGGCCACCTCCTCGTTGAGGACGTTCTCGCTGACGACGCACAGGTTCTTCAGATACTGGATGTGCTGATCACCAACCGGCTCCTTCAAATCCAGATAAATCGAGCCGTCTGAAGGGTCCTTCTCGCCGTATTTTTCCAGTATCTCCTTGAACCTGTTGGTACCCTTCCTCAGTACGGGCGCCAGCATGCCCTCCTGGCGCTTGAGGGCGTACCACTCCCGCACCTCTTCTCTGAGGCTCGCCAGGTCCAGGTCCAGCTTCACAGCACGCTTCGTCGGCATGGACCAAGCGTAACGGGGGGGTGGGACCGCCCAGGGCTACGGGATGATCGTCTCCCGACCCCGGTAGGTACTCACGATGAAGGCCGGCCGGTGCTCCGTCTCAGCGCGCTGCAGGAGTCGCTCTGCGGCGCGGTTCTGGCTGAGTCTGTCGAGAAAGCAGAAGATGACGTTGGGGTCCTCCCACTCCCCGACCTTCCGGTAGGCCAGGTACCTGAACTCTTCGACCTCGTTCTCCAGGCCAGTCAGAGAGCCGTTGTCCTGGATCGTGATCGTCTCGGACCACTGGCGAGCCCAGGTGTTGAGGCCCTCCAGGAGGAGTCGGAGGACGTAGGTGTCGTCGGTCAGGCGGGAGCCACAGAGGAGGTACTGGGGGCCTGTCATGATTTTTCACTCTGGATCTTGATGCGGAACCACCCCAATACTAATGTAGCACCGGACACCCCAAGTCCACACTGGGTGGTTCGGGATGTCTCGGCTCACCAGGAGGGGTCATCAGCATGAACCAGCGCACTTACGCAGTAGTCGAAGAAGCAGCCAGATCTCTGGATCGGTCTGACAGTCGAGGGACTTGGACGTTGGCCTACGCCATCCTCGCCCACATCCCCGCCGATTATTCGACAGCGGCTGGTGGTGCCGCCCCCCATTCGGACCCCCCGCGCGGGGGGTCCGTTCCCAAACAGCTTGCTGCCCTGGCTGCGGCCATGAACGAGGCAGGGGTGACCGCTCCCAACGGTGCCCCGTACAGCCCGTCATCGTTGAAAAATCTTCGTGAGATGGCGATGGGTTGGACGAAATCCGAACGCCACGACGAGGCCGCTTACCGCACTCACCAGGAAGCCGGTGGTCGAGAAGCTCTCGGACGCAAGGTACTCACAGCGCTCTGTGCTATTGCTCGGGGTGAACAGGTCCGACGACCTCTGGACGTGGAGGCCGAAGCGTGGGGGGAGGCTGTCAAACGGGTACGGGCTCGTAAACGCGGTAGCGGCTACGCCGTAAACGCCAACGATGTGCGGATCGCTCTGGAGCGGCGACCGAACTTGCCTGGTCGGTCAATGACGGTGGAAGACATCAGTGGGGCCAACCCCCAGGATATTGCTGCTGCTGTGGCAGCCAGCCCTGAGGCTGCTGCCGCTGTAGCCGAAAACCCTGAGGCTCGTCATGCTGTGATGGAGGCCATTATTGATGACAGCCATGATATCGAACCATTTGACCGAGACCTGGATCGCCTGACTGATTTCCACGTTGCTGTTCGTGGTCTGCACGGTTATATCGTGCAGTTGAGCGATTTAGTTTCCAAGGAGTCGGTTCCTAATGAGGATGTCGCTCGCCTGAAGCGAGAAGATGAACTTCTACATGTCGTCATAGATCTGGCTCAGGGTCTGAAAGATATTTCGACCGTTGCCGAGTTGTTTGGAGGTTAAATGCCTGTTGCCTACCGTAATACGGCTGTCGATGTGGTGAATCCTGTAACTGTCTGCGACCACACCGCTGTCGCAATCTTGACTTTTTTGCAGAGGGCAGGGGGTTGGGTGAGACACGATGCTCTTGATGCCGCCATCGTTTCCTACCCTCAGGCCCGTCTGTATTGCAAACCCTTAGCTATCAAGGGGCTGCGTAACAGGCGGTATGCTATTACGGCGACTAAGGCCAGGCATAACTCAGGGTGGACATTGGTGGGCACACCGGACGAAAACGATGACGAGAGGCAACGGGTTGTTGAGGAGTCCTACTCTGAGGCAGTCACTCAGGTGCGAAAGTTTGAGAATCTTCTACTGTTGTTCCCGAATGACCCTCAGACAGCGACAAGTTACAACGCGGCTCGCATGTTCGCCTATGCGGTGGGTCAGCAACTGGGTATGACCATCATTGAGGTGGATGCTGAGATAGCTCTCGTATCTTAGACTTCGGACCACTGACCGTGGTGGCTGATCTGACCAGGGCGAGGAGTCGGACCTGAGCCAACGCGGAGAAGGTGCGGGAAGTGGTTCCATAGCCTCGAAGCTACGGAACGAGCGGCCAGACGCGACTGGTGGCCTCCCAGGGATCGTCTCCTCTGGGAGGCCACCTCTTGGGTCCAGCCTTAGGGTACCTGGGTAGCCAGCAGGTTCACGTTGGCGAGGAAGACCTGCACCATGGCTTCTGTCGTCTGGGCCAGCCGGGGGTTGAGCGCCCCCATGCGACGCAAGTCTGGGGTTAGGGCGTCCATCACCTTGACGGTGATGTCATCCATGCACTGCCTGGTCAGTTCCCGCACGTCCCTGGTGCGGGCACCCACCCTCCACATGGAACTGCGGGTGCGGCCCTGACGGTGCAGTACGTACAACGTCCGGGACTTCGGCGCACGCTGAGCAACGAGATACGCCTGGATCAGGCAGGTGGCCCGGTATGGGACCACCCTCAGGGTGTGGGCCACATCGTAGGAGTTGAACTCCTGCCCAATCAGTTGGTGCTGGGTCAGGTAGGTTTCCAGTTCTTCCCACTGTGTCGGCATCACGACACCGCGAAGCGGGCTTCGGTCAGGGCAAACTGGAAGGCTTCGTGGGCCTCGCTGATCTGCGCCATGGCCTCGTTGTTCAGGGCACCATCCTCCTGGGCCTTCTGGAGATCCTCAGTGGCCTCCTTGAGGGCCTGGACGCACAGCGCCACGTAGGTCGACGCTACGGCCCGACGAATCGGCTCGGTCTGGGCATGGGCGAAGGCATTGGCAGCCTTCTGGTTGGCCTTGGAGGTGTCCACTCCGGCCCGCCGCAGCTTCAACTCGTGGAACGCCTGGTCGCTGGCTCCGGTTCCGGCGTCCATGATGGCAGCGGCCACGGAGGCAGGGTCCTTTCGGGCCATCCTTTTGACGACGATGCGCTCGGCGGCGGCACCATGTCTGGCGATGACCTGCTCGACCGCCTTCTCTGGGTCGGTTGAGGTCCGACTGCCCAGATTGGCAGCTTGTGGGGGCCAGGGGGTGGTGGGCAGCTTTACGGTCTCTCCAGGCTTGGGCCGGGATCCGACGTGTTCGGTCCAGATATCGACGTAGCGCACAACCGTGTCCTTGGACCTCAGACCACGGATCCGGTACGTGCTGACGAACTCGGTGGCCGATACCCGACTTCGGCTAGATCTAGCCGAAGTTCCCTGACCGGCACCCGGTTCCACGAACGTGGCGAGGATGGCGGCAAGTTCCCAGCCGGTGGCTGTGAAGAGCCGGTCGAGGTCACCGAGACGCTTGGCGGCGTCCTCGATGGTAGGGGGTATTACAATTTCATTGGGTGGCATTTAATCGCCTACTCTCTCTCACTAGCCCGCTGGACGCGGGGGGTCTCTCACTGCCCGCTGTCCAGCGGGTCAGTGGATGAGATTACAGAGCCGTTATTGAGAAATCAAGGCGATCTCTGTCGAGAAGTCGAGAATTACACCACGCTCTCGCGCAACCACTCCGAGAGACTTCTCAGATCCATGCTCAGCCCGCCCCTGGGGTTGATCCCCTTGCCGTCGACCACGGCGTCGGCCACCTTTTTCTTTTGCTGCAAGAGGAGGTGCTGGTACTCCTCGATGCTCCCGGCGACCTGGATGGTCAGCAGGGTGACCTGGGGAAACTTGCTGCTCAGGCGGATGATCCTGCTCTGGCGTTGGGTGAAGGCTCCGCTGCTCCAGGGGAGGTCGTAGCTAATGAGGTAGTTCGCCACCGGCAGGTCAAGACCGATCCCGCCAGCATCGCTGGAGAGGAAGAGCCTGGTGTCAGGGTCGGTGGCGAAGGTCTGCTTGGCCTTGTCCCGGTTGGTGACCGACACGGCTCCGGTGAAGAGCACTGACCGGGTCAGGCTCCTGGTGTGCTCGGCCACGATGTCGAGCATGTCCTTGAAGAAGGAGAAGACCACGATCTTGTTCTCGGGGTGGGCTTCCAGGATCTCTCGGATCAGCCCCGGCTTGTCCTCTGTCCCTACCAGGGCGTCGAGCTTGGGGGCCCTCTTCAGGCCCTCCAGGCGACCGGCCTCGTGTAGCTCTTCGGCGTACTCGCTGCCGGTCCTGGTGCCTGGGAGCACGCCACGGTAGTGGGCGGCGCTCAGCCGTAGCAACTCAGGGTGGTCGCAGAGCATCCTCATGCACACGAGCTTGGACATGATCCGGCCACGGGCCTCACCCTGCTCCTCGCCCCGGTAGAACCCGCCTAGGGAGAAGTTGCCCCAGGAGTTCATGGCCTCAGCCAGTTCGGACTCCAGGTCATGGACCATGCGCCGGTAGAGCTTGGAGGTGTCGGCGTCGGCGTCGATCAGGATGGGGGGCGGCGCCACCACGGCCGGTAGCTGATCAGCTACCTCTGCTCGGGTGCGGCGCACCATGTGATCGGACAGGAGCCGGTGCAGGGTGGGGAGGTTCCTGTACATACGGACGCGTCCGAAGTAGTCCCGCTTGATGAACGCTGCATCGAAGGTCTTGAAGTTCCCCAGGACCGCAGGGTCGACCCACTGCATGATCGAGAAGACCTCTTCGGCCCGGTTCTCGATGGGCTGACCGGTGAGTGCCCAGTGGTAGGTGGCGTGGAGCCGCTTGATTTTTTTCGACCGCTGAGGCTTGAAGTTTTTGAACCATGTGCAGTTGTGTACCAGTAGTCCCTGGACCGAGAAGGAGGGGTGCCCCTCTACGGCGAGGTCGTACAATGCGACATGATTTCGGTCACCACTGAGTCGAGCGAACTCTGGATGTCCCAGTTCCAAAACCTCAATACTGACCACCCTAGTTCCAAGAGTTTTTTGTCCTTCTTCTTGTCCCGTGCCTGTTGGGGGCCAGCCTTGTGGCTGAAACCGTCTATCTCTACGGCCAAGTGTTGATACGGGTTGGCGAGATCGACCTTGTAGTGAGAAGGGTACTCCGGTGTCCAGTAGCACCCCTTGATCGAGATCGAGTATTCGATCACCCACCCGGTAGGCAATGCTGCGAGGAGGACTTTCTGGGCTTTGGTCATACCTCGCCCATTGCCGCCCTGGATGAACCCACCTCGCTGTGAACGCCTCCAGGCACTCTGTGGCGAAGGCGTCTGTGTGTCCCAGTGCCTTTGAGTAGCTACCCGTAGTTTCTCCGCTCGCTCTGGCGTGAACATTTTTTCTCGGATAGTGGTCTGGCTCATTCTCCACTTCGCTGCACAGGATCCATTGCAGAACCTGTTCTTGTTGAAGCGCACAATCGGGCCAGTGGCTGCCATGATCGTCACTTTCTCGGGCAATGGCTCCCCGCACCACTCGCAATGCTTCTTGCTGGTTGACGATGGCATCCCCACACTTTATCATGGCAGCAGGCAACCAGGACCAAGAAGTTAGAACAGGATGTTCCGGTGAACAGATCAGTTGTCGTCCATCCACCAGGGTGAGCCGGGTGAGGATCTGTCGCTCTACTCGCCGTACAGCCGTGACTCTTCCTGTGCCCACGGCATTGTCCACCAGATCCCCCACACCGAGACTTTCGATACGACGTGGCCCTTGTGGTGTATCTACGAGGGATCCCTCCAGCACACACTCGTCGGCCACGATGAAGTCCCTGGGCAGCTTGGAGACGATTTCCCAATCCCCCGTCAGTTGCTCGGGGTTGATGATCAGGTACTCGCCCTCACCGCGCTTGTAGCGGCGGTACTGCTCCTCTCGCTGGGAGGCGGTGCCGTTGACCACGATGACGTTGGCCTCCGGGGCGAACTCCTCGATCATGCGCCGCCACTGGAGCTTGATAGAGGCAGGGCAGATGATCAGGCCCCCGCCGATCTTGCCGTCCTCGATCAGTCGCTCCACCGCCGCCACGGTCAGCACCGTCTTGCCCAGGCCCATCTCGTAGGCCACCAGGAGGTGCTTCATGTCGATCATGGCGTCGACCGCCTCCTCCTGGAAGGCGTAGAGGCTGCCTTTAAACACGGTAGGCCCGCCGCTTCCAGTACCAGCGGTTCCACCAGCGCACGTAGCGGATCTTGCCGCCACCGATCACGATGTCACGGTAGGGGGAGCGGGTCACCAGAACGTCGCCAGGATGGCGTGCTGAAGGCCCTTGCGTACCTCCAGGGGGGATAGCTCCCCTGGGTCCTTGCCGCTCAGGCCCTGGTAGTTGAACACGGTCGTAGGGATCCGATGATGCCACTCCTCGCGCAGGATCCTGGTGGTCTCGGTGATGCCGGCCCGGTCGTCGTCCAGGGCCAGGATCAGGCTGTCGCACCGCTCCACCAGGAGCTTCATCTGCATGTCCGAGACCTGGCAGCCGAAGGCGGCGACCGCCGGCAGGCCCAGGGTGTCCAGGAAGGCCACGTCCAGCGGCGACTCCACCAGTAGCACCTCACTGGCGGCGAGGACGTCGAGACCGAAGAGGGTGCGGCCCTTCTTGATCCCTGGGGGGTGGTTGCGGATCTCGGTCCCTTTGGTCTGCCAGCCCCACTTCTCCCCAGATGGGGAGAAGATGGGGATAACCCAGGCTGCCTCCTCATAATCCCAGCGAAGTTGGTAACGGTCACAGACTTCTGGTGTGAGTCGGCGGCGCTCCAAGGCACGGGGCGGGACCGGCCCGAACTCAGCCAGCCGACTCTCGATCACCATACCAACCGGTGGGGCCCAGGGGGCCTCGTCGTCGGAGAGGTTGACGTCGAACTCCCTGATCAGGCGGTGGGCATCCCACAGGTTGGTCTGGGCTACGTCCATGATCAGCCGGGTCAGGGAGCCTGAGTACTCACAGGAGAAGCAGTGATGCGCCCCGGTGCGCCGGTTGATCGACCAGTGGTCAGGACGGTGCTCGCGCTCCCCGGTGCGCTTCTCGTGCATGGGACACCGGCCCCGCACCTCTACTCCCAGGGATCGGATGTCCTCTACGCCGATGTGCTCCAGCAGGTCCTCAATCAACCTTGTCGTCGTCCTCGTACTCCACGTCCTCGCCCTCCATGATGGACCCGTGATCAAGGTCGACTATGAGCCTCACGTCTCTCGGTGAGCAGTTGCGGGAGGCCAGGATCCGCAGGAGTGCCTCGTTGTCAGCGAAGTTGCCCTCCGTATCCTTGACCGCCTCCACGCCGAAAACCACGTCGGAGTCCTGGGCGAAGCTGGAGGAATATCCGATGGAGCCGAGATTGAGCTTCCCCTTGGGTGTCCGCGAGAGCAGGGCCTGGGTGGTCTGGACAACGGCTACGTCGGCCTGCTGGGCCAGTCGCTTGAGGGATCGGGTGATGTGGGTGAGGGCCTGGGCGCTGTTGGCCGTGAGGCTGGGATCCTCACACTCCATCATGTAGGCCCCGTCGATGAGCACTACGTCCGGGTGGTGCAGGGCGATCTTGGCCCGGACGGCCGAGACCGTGGTGGTGCTCGTGGGATCGTGGACGAGGACGCAGGATGGCTTGTCCTCCAGGGTGTGCATCATCCGGCCCAGCTTCTTCCACTCCCAGTCGATCATCTGCGCCGGTTGCTGGAGGTGGGTCAGGCTGATGCCGGCCCGCAGGGCGTCGTGACGGGTGCGCTGCTCCTGGTTGGTCATCTCGAAGCTGACGTACATGGTCTTGGCCCCGGCGTCGTTGGCGGCGATGTTCATGCACATGAGCAGCAGGGACTTCTTCACCTTGGGGTTACCGGCCAGGGTGACCAACTGGCCTCGCTGGAGCCCGCTGGTGGCGAAGTCCATGCTGTGGAACCCGGTGGACCAGCCGAGTAGGCCCTTGGCTGTCATCATGTCCTTGTAATAGGTCACGCGCTCCTCTCCCGTGTCGTTGAGCTTCTCGTCCAGTAGCTCGGTGACCTCCTGGTGGAGACCCTCCAGGCCGGTAGCCAGGAGCTTGACGGCGATGTCGGTGTCCTGGTTCTTGAGTGGCTCCTTGACGCTGTCGAGCATCCCGGTGAGCATGGCGTAGCGTCGCTGCTCCCGTAGCTCATCGACGTAGTACGACAGCGGCTCGGGCGTCTCGATCAGGTTGTCGGCGGGGTACTCCCGGTGGAAGGCGTCCTCACTGGGGGAGGACCCGTAGCGGCTCCAGTGGTCGCGCATCCAGTCGAAGACCGCCGCGTTGTCGGGGTCCAGGAAGAAGGCGTCGGTGATCCGGGCGTGGGCCAGGGCACTGAAGTCCCGGTCCTGGATGGCCCGACAGAGGGTCTGGTACTCGATGTCGGGCATCAGTCCATCGCCAGGGGCATGGCCGGGTCGATGAAGTA